CGAGGAACCGGGGCGTCGCGTCCAGGCCGTAACCCGTGAGCCCTGTAAAGAAGTCGACGGCGACGGACGGCTCCATGGCCTCGGCCGCCGCCCCCAGCGCGTGATCGAGCCGCGCGATGAGCTCCGGCGTCCGCGTTTCTGCTTCGGCGATGAAGGACCGCTCCCCATAGCGGTCGCCGCGCGCACCGGCGTCCGCCAGATCGGTCGCATCGGCGTAGAGCGCCCCTGCCAGTCTCAGCACCTCAGGCGCTTTCTCGCTCGCCAGCGGCACCATGCGCAGGCCCGCGTCGAGGGCCGCGGCCATGTCGCGAATGACGTCGGCCGCACTGTCCTTCACGTAGCCCGCATGCCCCAGCGTCGCGAACCGGGCCTGAAACAGGGCGGAAAGCGGCGCGGCGAGCGCCGCCGCGCCCCAGCCGACGAGCTGGGCCAGGTAGGCCACCGGAAACGGCCCGGCCCCCGTCCCCTCGCGCACGAACGTGAGCGTGAAAGCGATATAGCCTTGGCGGTCCTTGGCGAACGTCCGCCGGCAGCTCTCGCAGTGCGCGAGCATGCGGTCGATCGGCAGCACCAGCGTCGCCGCCCCGCCGGCCTCGCAGGCGCGTCTCAGCGCCCGCTCCTCGGCATCGGCATTGTCCGAGGCGACGTAGGCCGTCACCTGGATGCGGTTCGCCGCCCGCCCTAGATCCTCGACGTAGGGCAGGTCCTTGTGCGGGAACTCGTGAACGACCAGGCGGCGGCCGGTCTCGATCTCGTCCGTTTCGACCCAGAACCGCGCGCCACGGTAGGAGGCGCGGCGCAGTGAGCGAGGCCAATCTCTGAGCACCGTCATGGCACGCCCATCGCTCCCAACCCGGTGTCGGGCATCGAGCGCCCCGTATCGAGCGGCACGCGCGCCGTGGCCTTGCCAGGCGTCTGCTCGATGACGCGGGCCGGGGCGCCCTCGATTTCGATGCGGACCTTGCTCTCGACGTCGACCTTGGCTTCACCCTGGACGTTGACGGGTCCGGAAAAGCGCGGGTCGACATCGCGCAAACTCGGGGCCGCAGAACTACCGACGCGGCCTTCTCTCTGCCGCTCTTCCCACCGACGGATCGCTTCGTCCCGCGAGCGCTCGTAAATTTCCCGGAACCAGCTCCCTGGCTTACCAGGAGTGCCAGGGTCTTCCCCCTTGGCCATCTTGCGCCAGAAATCGATCGTCGCCGTGGTCGCCTCGAGCCCCTTGTTGAATTTGTCAAGGCCCCAGATCACCCAGGAGTCCTGGGGGTCGATGTCGAACAGGGCAGCAACGGCATTGGCGGCATCCTTCGCGCTGCCGGCAATCTGCCCGAACAGCTCGGCGAGTTGTGCCGCCGTCTGCCGGATCGGCGCATTCGGCCCGAGAAAGGTCTTAATCGGCTCGCCGAACGGCGTGTAGCTCGGCGACATGAAGGGCTCGAGAAAATCGAGCCCGAGGAATGCGCCGATACCTCCACCGACGATCAGCCGGCGCATGGCCGGGTTCTTCATGACACCAGCAATCGTCTCGAGCGACTTGGCAATGCCGCCCATGACGAAGCCAGCGGGGCCGAGCGTAGCGAATCCCGCGAGCGCATAAGTGAGATTCCGCAGCGTGTCTGGGTCCGTGTCGCGCATGCTGCGCACGCTTTGAGACAGCCGGTCGATGAACCGCACCAGATCCTTGCCGACGCCACTCGAAAACACCGAGTTGCGCAGGGCGGCGAGACTCGCGGCCATGCGGTCGATTTGCCAGGCAAAACCCGTCGCGACAGGCTGAAACCGCCGCTCGATCGCACCGGGCATCAGCCGCTCGAACTCCCTGGCGAGATGCCGGAGGCGCGTGATGCGCTCGCCGGATGGGAGCTCGAGAATTTCGTTGAGCTTCTCCTTGAGCTTCTGCGCCTGACTCACGCGCTGAATGCCGAACAGGTGCCGCATGGCTTGCAAGGGCAGATCGGCGATGCCGCGGAAATAGGTCTCCAGGTCGAACCCCTCCGTCGCGGCCTGGATATGACCCGCGATCACCTTCTGCAGAATGCCGCGCGCCTCTGCATCGCCACGCTTGATATTGAGCGCATCGAGCAGCGCCTCCTGCATGGCGTCCGACATCGCCCAGGCATCGCGGAACCGCTTGGGGTCGCTGAATTTCGCGAGCACCTTATCGAGACCCTTGACCCCTTGCCCAAGGCCCGCCCCCAGCAGACGCTGGTGGAAGCTCTCCATGTCCCCGAGGCGCTCCGTATTGAACTTGTAGAGATCCTCGAGCGACAAGCCGAACGCGCGCATCTCGAGCCGCGCCTGACGTGTCGGCGCGATGGCGCGCGTCATGATCGTGCGCAGCGCCGTGCCACCCTCTTCGCCCTTGAAGCCGGCATCCGCGAGAATCGACAGCGCGGCGCCCAGCTCCTCGATCGGGATCTTGAGGGCGCCCGCCACCGGCGCCGCGTACTTCAGCGATGTGCGGAGACCTTCCCAGCTCTCGGTCGAGAGGTTTGGGACGACGCTCATGAACTCCATCGCCCGCGTCAGCGAAGCGACTTTGTTCTCGACCGTATCCATCGCGAAGCCCATGGCATTCGCGACGTTGATGGCGTCCTCCGCCGCAGTGGCAGTGGTAATGTCGTTTGTCCGGGCGATCTTGGCGAACATCTCCGTCGTGCGCGCGACAGTGTCCGCATCGAGACCGCCCTGGATCAACTCCCGCTGACCGCGGATGATATCCTGGGCTTGCACGGCTGCGGCGACCGACGCATCGATCGCCGAGCGGTTGAGCATTTCCCGCTGCTGATCGTTGAGCTCACCCGCCGACTGCATGAGACGGGTGAGCTTGTCGATCTCGTATTCGCCACGCAGGGCGATTGCGGAGCCGAACGCGGCCCCCGCTCCCACCGCACCCCCGAGCCCCGTGCTGAAGCGGCTTACCGCCGCCGTCGCCGCCCCATAGCGGCCAGCAGCGGCTTGCGCTGCGGCTGCCACGCGCCGGAACACCGCCGACGCGCGGTCGACGGCCGAGATGATGGCGGTGGCCTGGAGGGTGGTCATATCAGGGCTTGGCGCGCTTGCGGTTCTGATCGTGGAAGGCGAACGCCTGGGCGTGCCACCACTGGATTTCGCGCGGCGTCATGCGCGCGAGAACATCCGGTGACACCCCGCAGCAGAGCCAGAGCTCTACTGCCTGGGCCCGGACTTTCCCACGTCGAGCGACCCCACGAGATCGACGATCTCCCCGAGCACGGCGCGGGCGTCCTTCATACTCATTTTCGCGAGCGAGGCGAACGGCAGGCCGGAAAGCCGCTGGAACCACTTGGCCACGGCCTCCGGCCGCAGCGTCACACGCGCAGCCCCAGGCTCTCCGCGCGCCATGGCCGCCGGATCGATGACGGTGGTCTCGTGGAGGTCGCCGCATTCGACCCAATCTCCGAACTCCGGCTCCCGCAGCTCGATGACCGCGATCTCGCCGTTGTGGCCCGGCAGCGGTTTGGACAGCTCGATCGTGCTGACGATGTTTCGCGGAGCCGCCATTGTTGCCGCTCCACGCATGGCTTGCAAAGTCATGGTCCCTGGTCCCCTCTGCCTGGATGTTTCTGCTGCCGTGGTGCCGCCCTCACACCACGCGGTACTGATCCGAGACCACCGACAGGCCGGTGATCTCGCCGGTCACCGTGTTGCGCGTCGGCGTGCCCTCGAGGAAGGCGCCCGTGAGCAGGATCGAGCGGCCCATGTCGCGCTCGATGCAAGAGAAATCGAAGGTCCGCGCCATCAGGTCGTTGATGTCGAGGCCGGCCATGTCGCGGAAACTAATGGTGACCCGGAACGGCTTGGGCTTGATCGAGCGCGCGATCGTGCCGTCCTGGTTGACCACGGCCTCGGTCTCGATGTTCGAGCCCTCGATCTCGACGTCGGCCACCGGATGATACGTGACGCCGTCGATGGTGATGTCGACGCGCCCGCCCGCATTGCGTGCCATTGTTTATGCTCCTGACATGTGTTGAGGCGTAGTGCCTCGAGCTGCTGATCGATCACAAGTGGAGGACCGGCGCTCGCGCCGGCGCGCAGTCGCGCGCTTGGCCGCTGCGCGGCCAGGCTGCCGTTACGCGGGAACCGCGATGTCGAGCGTGTCGGCTGGTTCGCGCCGCTGCATGTAGTTCACGGCCGCGGCGGCCAGCACGCGCAGCTGGTTGACGTGGTCGAGTGGGAGGCTCGCATTGACACGGTTCGGGTCCACCGGATCACGCTCGACCACCACGTCGCGCGCAAAGAGATCGAGTCCCTCGAACACGCCCAGAGCCACCAGGTCTGCGTACCCGTGGATGAGCGTATTGCGGATGTCAGTCGGCGTCGTGATATGCGGCAGCCGGCCGGGGTTGCTGTCGGCGAGCGCCTGCCGCCCGTGGGCGTTGGTCACCTTCTGGCGCAGGTAGCGGATGCCGTACATGGACTGCGCCATGGTCTCGATGTCGAGATAGGTGGCGTCCGGATCGCCCCAGGCGTTGACGCGGTAGCCGGTGACGATGCGGTCGATGCGCACCGAGCCGTCTGCATGCACGTAGTAGCCGGAGATGCCGGAGTAGTAGAGCGTCTGCCGATCGGTGCGGGTGAGGCGGTCCGCCTTGGCGCGCGGACCCTTGATGCCGACGAGCTCCAGCGTCTGCAGCGGCCGCGACAGCTCCGGTGGCGTCGACAGGTGCTTGACGAGCCGCGCGCCGACGGCCGCGGCCACCTCCCAGGGTGGCGACAGGAACTTGCGGCATGGGAAATAGCTG